CATCTTCCCCAAGCGGTTCACTCTGGCTTTGCGTTTCTGTCGGCTCTGTGGGAGTTTTCTCAACCACAGCCTCGACAGGCGCTCTATCAGCTAAACCCATCTTCTTGGCGTTGAACTCAGCTAAATTTTCACTTGTCACCACGTTAGCGGCAACTTTTGGTGCTTCTTGCACTTCAGACATGGATTACTCCAAGGATTTACCCAGTTGACCCAACTGGTAAGGTTTGGGCAATATTACCCGAAATCATGTCAATGTCAATTATTGCGGCATTTGTTGAATAAAGGGATTGGGTTGGTGGCTAATATCCTGGGCGGCAATATTGGCATATTGGAATTGTTCTGCATTCAATCGCTCAATTTCGCCCATCAATTGATCAGGTGACATTCTTGCCAGCAGGATTTTGACCAGGGCATCAATTTCGGTCTTGTTTTGGCTGGTAATGCTTCGGGTATTCTGGTCATTTACCCGAACCTCTGCCATTGTTTCTGTGTTATGCGCCCGTGCGGTCACATCCATCAGCTTGCGTCTAGTTGCGCCTTCCTCTTTGATCTGGGCCACTTGTGCCCTGTTATTGATCTCCAAACCAGCCGCTTGCAATTGCTGTTGCAGTTGCTGAATCATCTGCTCAGACTGTGCCAAGCGCATCTGGGCCTCGGGCGGTATATCGGATTTTTCGTCAATGTTTGCCATTGGGTTCATGGCGGCAAGGCGGTCAGCGATTACATCAGCGCCTGGGAAGTCCATGTTTCTAAATACCAAGTCCCCCGCAATATTGAACAATTCAGCGTTGCTTGTCAGCAAAGGCATCATGGATTCCACCGCTTGTTGGCGCTTTGTCTGGAATCCTGGGCCTGTGTCCATCACCACATCGTATTCACCCACAGTCACATCGTTTAAGACCTCGCCAATCTCGTTGGCCTCGTTAATCGTGGTCATGTCGGGCTGACCATCTGACCCAATAATCCGCATTACCCGTTGGGTGTCGTAAATCTTGGGTATTAGGTCAAGAATAATGCGCCCAGTTTGAGCAATGGAACGGGTCAAATTGTCGTAAAAATGGAAGTTAGACAGATCAACCTGATTCTGTTGGCCCTGCAATGCCTTGCCTGAGATATTCCCAGATGGCAATTGATTGGGGTCCATGATGCCCAGCACCATTTGCAAATCAGCAGAAATTGCCCCTGCCGCTTCCATAATTCCTGCGGGTGGCGGCTCGGGTTGCAGTCTTTGGGGTGCTGGCGCTGGTACGCCTTCTATGTCCTTTTGCTTGTATCTCAGCACAGGCATTGACTTGATGTTAGCCATTGCCCATTCGTTTTCGTGGCCCTCGTCTTGGCCTTCTGCCAGCAACCATTTGGCTTTGGGTGCAAGCGCAACCGATTCGGTCATGCTGGTGCGCCAGAAGTTGTACATCCGCTGGGGGTCTTTGGCAAACCTCACCAGACCGTATTTCTTGCGCTTGTCATCCACAATGACTTGTGCGCCATAACAAGGCACAACAGGGATATATTTCCCCGCCCAGGTCTTTTCCTCTAACACTTCCATTGCGGTCATCTTGACCCATTTCACGGCCTTGCGGAATGAGTCCCGTTCATCAACCACAGTCAACTTTGCGGCCTCAACCCGTTGGAAGAAGTTGGCGCTGTCCCCAAAAGACGTTGTGCCGTCACTCAACAAATACAGCTTGGCACGTTCACGCTCAATGTAAAAATACTCGGCAATGCGAATATCCTCTTTGGTCACCCATGCAGAGGTGTCATCCCCTGTGCTGCGTTGCTGAAAGTTAGCCCCATCGTTTGCACCTGGGTACATTTCCCGAAATATCTTCTTGTCCAGCACCGTTGTGATCAGGCATCGCTCGGCATCCGACCCATCTGGCCTGACGCTGTTGGGGTCAAAGTAGACAGTGAATGGGTTTTCAACGGCATCAATGTAGATTTCTTGGTCGAAAGAATCTTCCCGCACATACTTGTAGTTGATGCGCCAGTAGCCCCAGCCCATCCGCACGGCATAGTCAAATGCGGTGTCGTAAGCAGTGTCGGCGCTGGAATTGACCTCAATGTGACGGGTGATGCCCTCAATGACCTGGGCAATCTTGTAGTCGGCAAGGTTATTGACGGGGTGAACCTTGATGCGTGGGCGCTGTTGGCGCTGCTGGTTGGTCACCTGTCGGATGTAGGCATCAATCTTGTTAATCGTCAGACAAGGGCGGCTTTCCAGATTGCGGCTATTCTGAATCTCAACGGGCCATTGGTCACCAGCGGCAAATTTAATGTCGTTCAGCGCCTCGGCTCGGTTTGTAGAGTCCGAATCATTGACCAAGCGCCAGAACTTGATCGCTTCGTTAATCTTGGCGTTTGCGCCGTCTGCATCTTGGTAAGCCATGTTATTTACCCCATGTCCATGTTTTTCGATTGCGTAAATTCGCAGATCGGGTTGTTTCTTGTAAGTTTTCGATTCTATTGTCGCTTACATTGCGGTTTATGTGATCGATTTCCTTGGGAATATACCCATGAAACATCATAAAAACAATTTGGTGATTGAGCAATCTGACCTTGTTCACGCAGGTTTGCAGATAACCATCCTTAACCTTACGACCCGCAATGTTGCCTTTTTTGGCTCGGCCTTTTGATTTCTTCCATATCAAATTGCCATCAGAGTAATCAAACTCTGACTGTAAAACGTTTGGGGTAATGTCGTTTCGTTCCATCTAGCCCATCCATGAACCCGCTGTGGCAACCATTTGCTTTTTGCGTTTAGTGGGTTCTTTGATCATAAGTCCAATATACCTAAAGGCATCTGCCCCGTGGGAATAATGGTCGTGCAATGGGTTGCGGCTGAATTGCCCCGTGTCTGGGTCAACCTCATACCTGTAATGTCTCAGGCAAGCCAGCCCATCGGCGGTATGTTCGCGGTCAAAGTAACAGTTCGGGAATATTGTCCTGGCTGCGTTGATAGAGTCCAAAATCGGAACTCTGGGCAATATGGTGGTCTTGTACCCTGCTGCCCTCACAATGTCATCAATTGACCGCCCAGCCGCTGCCAAGGTCTTGTTTTCAGCGTCATGGGGTAGCCAAACGGTATCGTATACATACCCATAGGTTTGCATGGTCGCCAAGTAATAACTGATGGTTTTCTGGGCATCCTCAATGTATCGGATTAGCCTTGTCTCCATACCCACAAACTGCAAGAACCATATGGCAGTGCTATCTGACCAACCCAAGTCAAACACGGCATGAACAGGTTTGGTTGCGTCATAGGGCACTTTGGTAATGCGCCCATCCTTCTCGGCCTGTTGCATTTCCTTGGCAAAGATTGCCCCGTCTACGGTTTGGCGGCATAAACCCTCCCAAACTTGGTTATATGCTTCTTCATCCCTTTGCTTTAGCGAGTCTTTTTCCAAGCGCAGGGTTTCGGGAAACCAAGGGTTATCTGACCAATTCACCCGCATAGTGATGCAATCCTCTGGAGGATTTGCCACAAAACGTTGGTAAGTTTCGTCTGTCTCCAACTCAGGGTTGAAGGAAATCCATATCTCTGACCCGCCTTTGCGAATGGTTGGAATTAGGATGTTCCACGATAAACGGCTAGTGGTCTGGGCTTCTTCAACCCAGCAAATGTCCACGCCTTCATACGATTTAATGTTAGTCGGATTGTTTTTTAGGCCAATAAAGCTGAATTCTGTGCCGTTGCGACCCCTGATGCTGGCTTGGGTAATCTCATAGAACCCCAGCAGTCCAAGGCTTTCAATCTGGTCGCACAGCAGTTTATGCACAGAATCCCTGATGCTGGTCTGGAACTCTCGGGCGCACAGGATGCGGATGGGGTTCTTTGCCCCCAGGATAAGCAATGCCCTAGCTATTCCCCAAGACTTTGCCCCGCCCCGCCCACCATATAGAACCTTGTAACGGGACTTCTGAAACAGCCCTTGCAGCTTTACAGGGAACTCTGCCCTTGCAATTGCGTCAGAAACATCACTCATTGGGCTTAATGAATGTGACTTGAATCCCACCCAGCAATGGCGACCCATCAGCGTTTTCAATGGTCGTTGCCTGTATTGCCTTGCCGTCCATCCTGTCGATGATCTCTTTAATGGCCCAGGGTTCACCCGCTTCGGCTTGGCTTACCAACTGTTCGGCAATGCTTCTTAGGCGGTGCGGCTCAGTGGTTAAGACAAGGCGCAATTTGTCATAGAACATCCTGCTTTTCGCAGCGTTCTGGTTACCTACTTGTGCGCCTCGCTCTGCCATTTGATTCCAATCCTAAGTCTTTATAATTAAAAGTAATTTTTGTTGAGTTGGCTTATCTAAAAATCAATTCTTTTATGGGCACATCATAACTTTGCAATGGAAATTCTGCTTTTCTTTGCTCGTCAGTCATGTTTCTGCGTTTTTGTACTGCCCTTGCTTCAGCCTCACCAGCCAAGCGCCTATAAGATTCGTATGGCTTGTCAGCAAGCCGTGCCGCATCCCTGGCTGCGTCCAGTTCTTTGCCCGTTCCCACTCGTTCTAGTGCGGCAAATGCCCCTGGCTCGGCGCTTCTTTCAAAAAGTTTCTCAAATCTTTGCTTGGCTTCCAATTGGCTGAGATTTGAACCCCGCATCAACTTGTCAATGATTGCGGCATCTTCCAAAGCTTTGACACTAAAAACATCATTTGGCTGAAACAAGCCAGGATTGCCACCTCGGGCAAATCCTTCTCTTTGTTGCACACCATGTTGCAATTCATGTAAAGCCACACTTCTCTGCGCCATTTGACTTGGCCCTGCAACTGTAATTTGCGGTGTTTGAAATGTGCCACTTCTTCCTGGCATTAAATTTCCACTTGGAAGTTCATCCGCATACATCAATGTTCGTGCTTGCCCTGCTTGGGGATAGGCTTTATACAATTCTTCATGTTCTAACGCTTGGCTCATTGGCCCTTTGAATTGCTTGTTTGCTTTAATTTGGTTAAAGACTTCATCAGTGATCTTTGAGGCTTTATCGCTGATTTCTTGCCGCCATTGCTTATCTGGGCCTCTGAATGTGCCTGTTTGTTCCCAGATTTCTTCAGCGCTTTTACCCGCTTTTTCCAATTCTTGGGCTTTTACAGCGTTTATTTTGTTAAAAGTGGCTGAATTTGGGCCTACAAATATACCCGCAGGGTTATATGCCTGTGCCAAAGTGCTTCTAAGCCCCATTTCGGCTTGTGTTTGCTCTGGCGTGGGTTGCTGGCCTCTGGCCTGGGCGATTGTGTAATCAGTTGCCAGTGCGTGTTTCTTGTTGAATTCCCGTGCATTCTCGTTTGCGGCAAACAGCATCTGTTCAAGGCTTGTCCCAGGATTCTGGACAAAATCCGATGATTTGCGCTTGAACGTGTTGATTGCGCTGTAAATGTCAGCAAGGGTTGGCATTTACTTCTTCTTCTTTGTAGGCTTCTTAGCCTCTTTCATGGCTTCCCGCTGTACTGAATAGCCAATAGCCACCGCTTGTTTGGGTGGCTTGCCAGCTTCAATTTCTGCCTTAATGTTGGCCTTCAGCGCCTTGGGGGTCATTGATGCTATCAGCGGCATTTGCCTTCTCCTTGGATTCTTGGGCCAGCTTTTCTTGTAAGGCTTGCTTCAACTCAGTGTTTTCTCTGAAAAGGGCAGCGGCTTGCGCCATAGCGGAATCCCGCTGCCCCTCTAGCATCTCAACCAGAAGTTGTATCTCAGGGTTTGGATGCTTCAACATTTACGCTGCGCTTGAACACATGATGTAGTAAGGCGTACCGTCTGATGCCACAACTTTCAAAGTCTTGGCAATGGTGGCAGTGCTTGTTACAAACAAAGCTGCGGGAATGTTGAACAAGTTGGGAACCGTGCCCGTGCCGCTGTTGGTGAAACGAATGAATGATGTATTCGTCCAAGTGCCACCAGATGCAAAGTTAGAGTCTGCCTGGATAGCCGCCAACGTGCCGCCTGGGTTGGTAGATGTACCGCCCAAAGTAGCCCGTAAAGCATTGCCAGCGCCAGAAATAGTGCCAGCGCCATTAACGCTCAAACTCAGGTGTGCGCCATTGATTGTTCCACCAGTGGCAGCACCTGCGCCCGTCACAACGCTGAACGCTCGGATGGTTTCACCGCTACCAGTGCTGCTAAACGTCAAACGCTGGTAGGTCAGTCGGGTGTCGCCACTTGCGGCGCTGGTCGTGGCATAAGCCCCGTTAATGATGCCACTGGTCGTTACAGCTACTGGGACAGTTGAATTACCAACTTGAACTGAAACGAACTCTGGGTCTGCGTAAGCTACGCCTGTTGCGATTGAATTTGCCATGATATTTCCTTTATTTCTTCCAAAAGGGTTAACAATTCCAGCTTTTTAGACTGGCCTTAGCCCGTTCTGCTGGGCCTTTAGAGTGTTTTACCACCCCCTCCATCCTAGCGCAAAAACTGGCTTTTCGTCCAGCATCTGCCTTAGTCTTGGGGTTTGGGGCTGGCGGCTTCAAGTTTGAATTGTTCTTGGCGTTGTACTCTGCACGGCCTTTGGCGGTCATTCCCGCACCTTTTTCGGTGGGGTTGTAGGTTTTGCCCTTGCCCGTAGTCTTGTGGGGAATGGGCTTGTCGTGCTTTGCCATGATTATTTCTTTTTGGCAGTTTTGGCTGATTCTTTGAATGCCTGGGCAGTCGGCGCACCTTTTGCCCCAGGCGACCTCATGCGCTCTGGGGTTTTACCCGCCGCCTTTTGGCGTTCTATGCGTTCTTGTTTAGCGTGAATGTTGGCGTATAGCCCAGGTTTAGTTGCCATTTTTAAGCCTCCACAACGGCGCAAATGTCCGCACCTTGAATGATTTGATAATCCTGACCATCAATTTTGTGGGTGGGCCATTTCAGATAATCCCCATTCCCATACTTGATGAAGTCGCCAGCTTGAACGCCCTCCACATCTGGGCCAACCGCCACAACCGTTCCCTCGTTAAAGGGTTCTTTGTTGTCAATGTAGATGATGTCGGAAATGTGCCGCACTTGGGGGCGCACAACCACCCTGTCAAACAGAGGCTTTAGCATTTGCTTTCCTCTCGTATTTGCGCTTTGGGGGCGTGATCTGATCGGTGGTTATGTCGTACACAGGCAAGGCGACTAAATCAACCTTCACATCCTGAGTTTCAACAATCAAATGCTGACCGCACCAATCTTTTTCGTGCTTATTCACCTGTTGCGGATTAAACCGACAGATGCCCATGATTTGCTGGGCGCGGTAAAACTTGCAGTTCCCGCAATTAGAATCCATCTCAGCCATTCAAAACCTCCTTTTTTGTTTGGTCAGTAAGCCCTGCCGTCTCATCCACGGTGGGGTTTACGCATTATTGGCAAGACTTGCGATTGTGAGTGTAGCAAACACCACTTGATTTGCCACCAGTGCATTCATTGCCACCAGACATTTTGTTTGTCATGGCATTGGGAATGTTGTTTTTTACGCTGCCGTTTGACTTCATGTCAGGCGCAGGGTTGCCCTTCATGGAGACTTGTGCGCCGTAGCCTTTGGGTTCGTTTTTCATCATATTTGCCATGATTTCCTCATTTCAGAGTTAAAAGATACAGGGTTGAATTGATCAGATCAGCAATTTCATCAACGATGTTTTGCA